TTGAATACGGTGTGAGTGTTGATGTACCACTTTCAATATTTGACGAATCGTATTTTGAGCCGATGCTCATATCCATACGGGCTAATCTTTCATTAAGGGGTTTGTTGTCAGCTTTTGCGTTAAGCAGAATGTCAACCTCATCCGACGAATAGCTGTCGGCACTATCCCAGTAGTTGTCGGTAAGATACTTGATACTCGGATAATTTTGAGTATAGTCGGTAATCTGAGAGGAATCACTTACCTTGTTTGAGTTGTCTTCTTTTTTTGCCAACAAATTTAGCATTTCGGTTTTTGTATAAGCGTTTACAATGCCATAGCCAGCAAGAGTGCTGGTTTTATCGGCTTTTTTTGCAAGATTTGTGTCAACCGTATCAAGCCTTGCTCCAAGCGAACTCTGACCGCCTCTTGCATTCTCGACTTCCTTTGTGATTTCCACAATAGAGCTGGCGCCCGGAAAAGCTTTGCTATCATCGTTGATTACGCTTTTTCCAATACGCAAACAAACGGTTTCAGCAGTTATGATTTCGTCGCCTTCCATAAGCACAATGTCCATTTTACAAATACCTGATAATGCGAGCATTGTGTCCGTGAGCGTAACTGTGACTACATTATTTTCTGTGTCAACGATAGCGGCAACGCTGTCCGCAACGATTACATCGTCAACCGTAGCATTGACTTTTGCTGACATTGTAGAGGCAAGGTCAACAGTTTCACCGTTGACGGTGAACGCAAAATCAATAATGCGTGAGCCTTTATCGCCCTGTCTGACTTCTAAAATTTCGTAGTTTTTGCAACTATTGATTTCAAGTGTCATTTTGGTATGGTTAATATTCAATGTTTTCACCTCATTTTACTATATAATCGGATAATTTTGATTTTGGTGTGCCAAGTTCGAGACTGTTCCACCGTTCGAGCACGAAATCATAGTCTGTTTTAATTATTTTTGCTTGCAAGCTATCGCTTTCAGTATCAACATAAACACTATCACATAAATGTAGTCCAAGCATCTCATCAAGAGTTGTGGGATAATCAACCTTGACATTGAGCGTAGGTGCTCCATTAGTGCTTGCGAGCTGACCTCTTAACACCTGAGCCTGTATGTTAAGTTTCTGAATCAAAAGGTCTTTGTTTTCACCTGTCTGAGCATTAAAATTCCAGTAGCCCGTCGCATCACCAATATCAACCGAGCCACCGTCTGTTACATCAACAGCTTTAACCTTAATTAACTTTGATTTGTGGCTTTTAAGTTCCTGTGGCTGTGAGCAAAGCACAACATTGCGCTTTGCATAGGTATCATAGCAAGTCGCATATGCCGCCACGTGCGAGCAAATATCGTCCGAATCAAGCGTTTGCGTTAAACTGCTCAGATTTTTCCCCCACTTTAAATGGTATTTAGTAGTTGTTCCACGGCTTTTTAAAAGAGACACATTGAAATTGTTATATTTATACTCGCCTCCGAAAACATCAACAAGTGAGCCGTCAGCACCGCCCAAAAAATCACCGAGTGTACACGGCGTACAAAAGCCAAGCGTCATAGATGATTTTGTGGTAATATTTGATGCAAATTTGAAATAGTGCTCCCACAAGGTTACCTGCGGGAACAGCGAATCACCCTCAAAATCGCGCCCGGTACACAGAATGTCCCACCATTCCTTTGGAGTGTGCACAACATCAGTTTGGTTGGAAGTTTCGACCAAAAAATTGTTATACAAATTGTGCTTGATATGCTTTGCTTTAACCGTAATTGATTTCTTGTCTTTGTACTGCAAATCGTAAATCTCAAAATACTGCGGTTCATCGGTTGGGTTCGGTTTTGCCTTAATGAAATACTGCGTGTCGAGCGAATCGGCACATCTGTCCGTTGTCGATAACTCCATTTCAAGCAAATAATCACCGTTTCGTTCCTCTGTAACTTTACCGCTGGTTATTTCTGTAATCCGTCCGAGCAGGTTAAATCTACTTGGGCCGATTGTTTTAAAATCCGATTTATACAACAAAGGGAACACTTTTACAATCGCCTCCAATTTGGTTTTATCGACAGAAGCGCGTTCTTATATGCCGTTACTACAATTTGATTGTCTCCAACCTTAAATTTAGGAGGTATAGTGTCGTCAACAAAATTAGTTGTACCGTCAGATTTGTGGGCTATATACTGCATGGTTTCACCGTCAAGTATTGCGTAGTCATAACCACCTGTGCACTTCAAATCAAATGATTCACCGTTTATGTTAATTTTAGCAACTGCCGTAGTGCCGCCGCTCGCATTCGTGTTAGTTATGATGATAGTAGGTAAGGATTCATAATGTTCGGGATTGTGCAAGGAAACCGATTTATTAACTTCAAAATCAATATTCCGCTGTCCAAGCTCTGAATACCACCACGGCTTGCGGTTGAATTTGATTTTTGTTGTAAGTAATGTTGGGAGTTCACGAACAATATCGTTAGTATTTGATATGTAAGCCTCGGTGAAATATCCGGGGTTATAAGTATCCTTGTACTTTTGGTAGCCACGATTCAAAGTTAGCCATTCGATAACAGCCCTCGCAAGGTGCTTTGCTGACAGTTCGGATAAATACGGCAAAAAGCAGATTTCGCGCTCAAATTCAACATTCTGCCACCGCCCGTTATCAAGCAAAACATCACCGTCTCTGCACGGGATTTCAACCGTTGAAACATCTCTGACGGGGATTTCGTGCTGTGGCGCTTTTGTGATACGGCCACCGAAATACGATAGCCATTTACCTCCGAAATAAAAGTTATGCATACGCTTTCTGCCTCCTTGTGACTTCATCAGCTAACCGATTGCTCATATCTTCGACAAGGCTGTCAATATCCATGTCGTTATTAATTGCAACAGAGGGAATATTGATACTGATGTTGTTAATGATATTAGTGGAATCGTTTTCAAAAACTGAGCCTCTGCCTTCACGCTTCGATTGACGGTATTCCTCAGCCTCTTGAGCTGTGAGAACTGCCTCACCGGCATCAAGATATGCGGCAAACTTATCATGCGGAACATAATCAATACCGGCACGGAAACGAGGTAAGGTTACTTCCGGAATCGGATCTATTTCCCAACCAATCATTGATGTTGCCCAGTTTACGCCTTCCAAGAGCTTGTTAATAATCCAAATAATGCCGTTGATTACATTCTCAACGAATGTAGGCAAAAGGTTAAATACGTTCTTGAAAATGTTAACAACACCGTTCCACGCTTGTTCCCAGTTTCCCGAAAACACACCTTTTACGAAATCTACAATTCCATTAAAAATCCCCGAAAGCGGTTCAAGAATTTTTTTGACTCCTTTAATTGCACCGCCTAAAACCTCCGAAAAGATTTGCGCCAACCATTCAATCACCGGAACAAGTGCAGGAATAAGTGTTTCAAGCATTTCACCGAGTAGGTCAAGAACCGGGCGAAGAGCGTCAAAAACCAGTGATATAACAGGCGATAGCTGTTCAAAGACAGGCTGTAAAATGCCGACAATCGTGTTACATAATTCGCTTATAATCGGAATAAGAGGTGTTAAAAGGTCATTAAGGAATATAGCTAAATCCTCTATAATCGGAGTAAGTGCCGCCAACAAGCCGTTGAGCAACACACCGGCAAGCTGAATGAACACCTCGATAACGGGCATTAAGAGTTCTACAAGCGTGCTAAATAATGGCATTATAGCCTGAATTATCTGCATGAAATACGGAAGTAAATCCTGTATAATCTGCATTAAAGGTGGAAATAATTGTTCAACGATCTGAACAATGATAGGTGCTAACTGCTCCATAAGCTGAGCAATAAACGGTAGTAACTCCTCAATTAACGGCATTATCTGCTCGAGCATTGACACAATTATCGGTGCTACCTCTTCGCAAATGTTGATTAAAACAGGGGCAAGGTTGTTTGCCACACTCTCAATCAATGGTGAGAGCTGTTCGAGGAGTTTACCGCCAAGACCGATAAGAGAGTTAAGGACAGGTTCAGCGACAGCACCGATTTGCGCCATTGTATCAGACAGCTGCTGATGAGCTCTGTTAGATTCCATTACATCGCCGTTTGTTTCCTTGTACTGAGCAGAGGCATCCGAATACAAGCTCGTGAGAGTTGATGTGATTAACTGCTGTCTTTCTTGTTCTGATGAGCATTTTGCAAGTTTTTCGTTGAACTCATCTTCTGACACGCCCATCCAGTTAAGCGCATCGGCAAGCGAACCTGTTACAGTCCCGACTTTTGCTGTTTCGTTCGCCGCCTCAGTTAAGCCTTCAATCGGAAGCGAATCACCGAACTGACCGTAAACACCTGTGCAAATTTCCGTCCAAGATTGCAAGTCTTTGGTGGAATTACATAGCAAAGAAAGGTGGTTTGCGGCTTCTGTTGCTTGTCCGCTGTCGCCTACTACGGCATAGAGGTCGGAATATGTTTGCTTTGCGTCTGCCGCCGAAAATTTGTTTGTGGTGAAAGCTGTGTCAAGTTTTCCCATTTCTGTTCGGTATTCTCGAGTGCTCTCTGCGACAGAGGACAATGCTCCTACGCCTGCCGCCGCACCTCCGACCATTGCCGCTCCCCATTTGCCTGCGGTTTTGATACCGTTACCTAAGGTTGCGGCAACACCTTTACCTTTTTTCTCGGTCTCTGCAATGGATTTGTTTGCTTCATCGTTATTTACGAATATAGAACCAAATAACTTAAAGATTTCAACAGCCATTAGCTACACCTCCTCCCATCTATAATTATCAAGGTAATCTGCAATCTTACTTTCGACGGCTTCGACATTTACGGTTTCTTCCGCACCTGTCTGCATTTGATTTTTAACCTTGTTTACAAAATCAACATATGACACACCTGTAAATCTGCCTGTCATCGTGAGCATATATGCTTTGTAGAGCATTTCGTCCTCACGGTCATCAATCGCATTTTTGATTATCTCATTAGCCTCTGAAAAAGACAGCCTTTGTAGTATGGCAGTATTGCCGCAACAATACTGCACGAGCATTCCATATGTTCTTATATCAAGGCTGAGACTGAGGTAAAAAAACTTGTAATGTCATTTTCCTTAAAGATTGCTTTGCATTTACCAATTACGTCAGGAATGCTCATAAGACTTGCCTGTTCAGCTGTCATATCACCCACTATGTCAGCGAAAAGCAAATAGAATTCCTGCTCAACTTCTTTGTCGGAAAGTGCTGACAAAATTGTTAAGACAAACTCAATTCCGATTATCTTGGTATTTTCTGCTGTGCCTTTGTTTTTCTTGTCTTTGACCTTATTCGCAAATTCTGCAATTTCAGCTTCAATATCCGCTTTTTTTAAGATACGTGCAAGAGCGAACGCATCTTTTATAGCTAACTTTCTCATCACTTATTCCTCACTCTCTGTCGGTCTGAAAATTTTAAACGGTGGTTTGATTTCGTCCTCTGAATCGTAAACTTCGGGTGAAAGGTTACCATAGAACTGAGCTTCTACCTTACCGTTGTCCTTATCTGCAATTGCAAGCGTGAGACCGTTCTCATTGAAGCCGTTGAACACCTGAATAATACACGGCTTATCCTCCCCGAGGAGACAGCCTACCCAAGTGATATTCTTAATGTAGTCACCGTCAAGAATAACATCTCTACCCGTGATTACATCGTAGCCTACGACCTTTTCGTCTGTGCCTTTGTCGGCAATTCCAAGGCCATAAATGAAGTTCTGGGTAGTCATCTCAGCAAGTGTTGCCTTGATGTAAACTTCCCAACCGTCAACTACTGTGTCGCCTTTAGTTCTTGTTTTTACGCCGTCAAATTCAAGGCGTCTGAGTGTCGGTTTTGCGGAAAATTCACCGCCTTTGATTGTTACACCAAGACACTTACCTGCCTTTTTGGCGCTTGCATATGTGTCCGTAGCAGGATCGTAATTTACAAAAAACGCACCTGCGTCAAGTAACATACGGTCAGCCGTCTTATTGCTGTAACCGCTGTACGGTTTAATCTTTCGTGGCTTAACTGTTGCCATTTTTAATCATCCTTTCTGTTGTATTTCCTCATTTCAAGAGTGAACATCACTCTCTTTATTGATTTGTCCGATTCGGCAATATACTGCCGGTCAAAATTGTTGTAGAATTTGTAAAAAACATCATCAACCGAGTATGTTGCCTTTGCTATGTTGTTGTAGATTTTGTCCACAACATCATCAATGCCCGCCGTAGTCTGCCTATCATAAACATTAACGGTCACAACAAACTTGTCATACGGCTCATCCGTGTAGAGCTGTTTAACCTCATATACAAGGCGAGGAAATCCGCTTTCTGCCTGTAAAAAATAAGAGGGTGCATACTCAGCGAATAAGTCTTTCAAAAATTTCTTGATATTATTCACCGCTGTATTCCCCCTCGTTCAGTTTGCGTTCTGCCTCTTCTGTGCCTACGGCACTGAGGTATTGCTGTTCAATCTTTATAATGTCTTTGATGTTGCTTTCGGCAGCGTCGCTCAATGCTCCGATTTTTGGGTATTTATTCGTGCCAATCTCTTGGTACAGTCCATAGAATCCGCCCAGTTTAAAGCCTACTTGTAAATCGGGTACTTCTTGCTTACTACGCACCCAATACTGTGTATTTTTCGCCAATCGACCTGACCTGCGTTTTATTTTCTGCCTTGTCCGTTTACATACCAGCTTTCCAACATCACGCAGAGCGGCTCTCTCAAGCTCTTTGAGTGTGTACTGTATGCGTTCAACATTACTGATTATCTCAACGCCATTTTTTGTGATTTTAACTGCTTTAGGCAAAGACATTGTTCTCACCTACCACATCTGTTAAATACAGTTCTGTACGCTCTGTTCCTTTGATTTGATATGCACGATAGATTTTGAACTTTTTATTATCAAGGTAGCAAAATTTTTCGTTCTGATACTCAAAGGAATTAACTTCAAGCATACATTCGGGTTTTAATCCGTTAGCTTGTGCCTGAAAGAACTCGGATTGTCTGACATATTGCCGCTGAGCATAGACCTTGCGGAGCTTTTCGGACTGAACAATTTCACCGATATCGTTTGTTGTTTCGTTATAGCCCGAAACAAGCAAAATCAAAGTATCTGCATTCATTCTGTTTGCGCTCCTCTCGCCGCCATTGCGTCACGCAATTCTTCGTAATGCCGTGCCCATTCGCTGTCGGCGGTAACCGAGAAATAAGCGCGGCAATAGAATTTGATTGCCTGCATAACAAGCGCAGTTGAGTTTTTGTCGTTGACATTAACTCCTGCGCCTATCATGTCACTTTTGGCAGAATCAATGAGGGCAGATATTTCATCGTCAAACAGCACCGTATTGATACGGAGTGAAACCTTTACGGCTTCAATTTCATTGGATACTGCCATAATTCAAACCTCTTTTAAGCGCTCTTTTTTACGAGCTTTACAAGGCTGTGAGTATCCACGGCCTTACCGTCTGCAAGCATTACGGCTTTAAGGACTGTGTTATCGGTGTCGTCCTCTTCGTACTTCTTGACACTTAAACCCATTACCTCGTTGAAGATGTAATCGTTAAGATTGAACATCATTGCAAAGGTTGTGTCGGCTGAAACCGTGTCAGCATACGAATCCATATAGCCGTCTGTCGGGATAACAGCACGACCGAAAAGTGAGAGTGACGGCTTGCCGTTAAGTCCTTCGGACATACGAGCGACAGGCTGACCGTTGCTGTCTGTGATGCCCATGAACGCAAAGAATGACTTCTTTGTCATCAGCCATACAGCGTCATCGTATGCAGCAGGAAGAGCCGCCTCGGCAGAGCAAAGTGTTGAATATGTAAGCTTGTCGGTTTTTGCAATTTCAATTGTCTGGCCTTCAGGGGGAGTGCAAGAAAGAATGCCGGTTGGCGAACCTGAACCTGAACCCTTAACGATTGCCATTTCACAAGCCTTAACAACTGCGGTCTTGATCTGGTCGATAAACTGTGATTCAAAAGTGTCAAGCGCAGTCTTTGTCATGAAGAGCGAGAACGCAACCTTGCATTCAAGCTTATAGCCGGCAAAGACAACCTTGTCAGTAGTTACCTGCTGCTGGTCTGAATCCTTTTCCTCATCTACCCAGCTTGCTGTCGGGCGGATGTTCTGTGTGGGGATAAGGAGTGCTGTCGGATAAGCCGTCTTGAACACTCTTGCGTAAATTTCGCCGATTTTTTCAAGTTCAACGATTAAACGCTGATACATTGTGGTCGGCACAATAGCCGCCGCAGTGCTTGATGTGGTCTGTGATGCCACATTCATAAACTTCTGTGGCACGGGTACACCGTTCTGAATATAGTTAGCAAATGCTTTTCTGTATTCAAGTGTTGCGTACATATCCGTTACCTTTTCATCCTCATCTGTAAGGTCGATGTTTGTCTTGTGATTTTCAAATGGTGCAGGCATTTTGATTCCCTCCTCTGCGTTTTTGTTTGCCTTGTTTACAGCAGAGTTTTCAAAGTCACTGTCGAGCTTATCAATCTGCTGTGTAATCTCTTTCGCCTCGGCAAGTTTATTCTCTGCAATGAGCTTTTTCGCCTTGTCGTAAAGAGCATTTCTCTTGTCGAGATATTCCTGTTTGTTCATTCTTCTTCAACTTCCTTTCGTTTGAGCAATTCAAGTTTTGCTATAAGCTGTGTTTTTTTGTCCCTCATCTGTTTGATGATAGCATCAGGGATAAGACCGTTAAGGCTTGCCGCAAGCTTAACCTCTTTTGGCTTTTCAGTGTATTCGGTAACCTTGTCAATAAAACCTTTTTCGACTGCTTCGTCAGCAGTAAGCCAAGTTTCTTTATCCATAAGTCCGATAAGTTCGTCCTCGCTCATACCGGTTTTTAGTCTGTACGCTGTTGCAACGGCTTTGCTTGCTTTGAGTAACACGCCTGATTCGTGTGCCATGTCATTGTAATCGCCTGCGGCATAGCTTGAAACATTATGAATCATAAGCATACCTGTCGGCACAATTTCAGATGTGCACGCACAAGCGATGTATGAAGCGGCAGAGGCGGCAAAAATGACCTTGATTATAGCCTTGCTTTCGGCGAGCATATCGTAAATTTCGGAGGCGGCAAAGATATCACCACCTGACGAATTGATAACAACCTGTACGCCCTCATCATCCGCCACTTCGTCAAGCTGTGAGCGAATGTCGGCTGGACAACAGTAGTCTACTCCAAACCAGTCGTAAATCCACTTATCATCATTCGTAATGATAGGGCCCTTAACGTCAATTGTTTTCGGCATCGTTTTCACCTCCTTCGTCAACTGCAACTGTATCTAATCTTCTGAGCGGAGTATCACCGCCCGGAACAGGAGCAAGACCAAGTGATTCTCGCCATTCGTTTGGGAGCATTGCTCCACGGTCAACCATTCCGGCAAAATTCAGCTTTGTTTTAAGACTTGCAGATTGTAGATTGAACGAACCGACTGCTATGTAATTTCCACAACTACGCTGACGGCGAGTGAATAGTTTCCGTGTCAGCTCGTTTTTAAGCTGAATAATTTTAGGTGAAATCACCGCCTCAAAATAGGCGTTTTCTTCATCTTCGTTCGCTGTTGATGTGATAATTTTCACATTAGTGTTAAAAAGCTCAAGGATTCTGTTTTTTGTTCTATCCATTTGCAAAGCATTTGGAACATAGTCATTCGGGGTTATCTGATTTGCGTCAACTTTGGCGTCAACTGCCGCAACACCCACAGAGCTGTTGCTGATGTTAAGGTAGTTATCAGCAAACGCTTTTGCGTTCTTCTTCAAATCCTCAGGGCGCAAAGATGATGTGTATTTCAGTAACCATTTAATTACGCTTGAATTTCGGATAGCGCTGATGATGCCACTGTCGGTTGTTTCAACAATTTCGAGTAAAGGAGCAAGAGCCTTAAATTTGCCACTTCCGAATATGTCATTTTCAGCAAAATCATCACGCAAGTGAATAACATCTTCGGAGGCAAAGCGGTAGGTCTTGCCGTTTGCAAGGATAAATTCATAAACAAGGTTGCCATTCGTATCATACAAATCCGTAGCTGATTTAGCCGGAATGAAATACAATTCAGTAGGCAAACCGTTTGTGTCTCTAATTATCAACCAAAAAGCATTGCCCGATAGCGATAGCTGTGTGCTTGTTCTGTACAAAAGCATATCCATTGTTGTGTACGGGTTTGGTTCTTCAAGCAAAAATTTGACATAAGGCTCGGGATTGATTAAGAGGTCTTTCCTGCCGTCAACGATTGTTTCTCTTATGTGCTTAATGGATAACTTCGAGAATCTGAGAGCCTGTGCATTAACGCAAGCTCGGACAGTGTCGGAATCATATGCTCTGTTGCCCCACAAAAAGAAATTTGAATTGTTCTGTGTGACAAGTTCAACCCTTGAAAAATTCTTTGTCTTTCTAACATTACGAACAGAATTTAAAAAGTTCTTAAATTTTCCCATTCTCTCACCTCCTAAACAATGCTTAGATATTCATCTTCGTACTCAAAATATATCGTGTAAGCGTCAAGCAAAGCCGCAGTACCGTCAATTCGTCTCGTTGACTTTGAGGTCTTAATTGGCTGTATATTACCGTTTCTGTCCTCATCTATTGCAGTATTTGCGAGACACCATTTATCAATTGGATTGTTGTTGTAGATTATTCTTTTCTTGACAAGGTCTGCTTTGAGGGCTTTCATCGGGGCAGACAATGTTTTCTTACCTTGGTGTACAGCTTCCATAACGGTAGGACCGAAAGCGTCAATCATCTGATTAACCCACATCTGAGCTGACCAAGCGTCATAGCCCTCTTTCCACAAGTAAATGTCGTATTCGTCTTGCAGCTCTTGATACCACGCAGTTACAACACTTGCGTCGATTTTGTTTCCGGGGCAGGTACGCATAAAGCCCTGTTCTATCCATTTGTCGTAAGGAATTTTATCCTCGGTTACTTTTTTCTCTACGAGGTCGGCAGGTATCCAGTACATAGACATTACATAAATGTTTTCGCTGTCAGGCAATCGAAACAACATCTTTGCCGCTGTCAGGTCAGTTGTGCTTGATAAGTCTGCGCCGCCTATGCCATAAGTCGGATGAAGCTTCTTCACATCAAATTTTGTTTCGTTGTTAAGCTCCTCGAAATTGAGCCACGATTCAGTTGATGTTTCGGCTATGTTAAATTCTTTGCATACAAGGTTGCGTACAAGCGACGGATTCGCCTGCGCTTTCTTGACCTTGCTTGCAAGGGCATTTCGATTTTTAATAGTGCCAAGTCCGGGATTAGCCTTTTCCCAGCAATCGGGTTTTTCCCATTCTTCACGCTTGTCAAGCTCGTAGATGATGTAAAGGCTGTGTTCGTCCTTGTAGCCTACCTCGTCAAACAAGCCGTTCGTGGTGCGGACAGCATCGTCATAGATTTCATCGTAGATGTCCTCTCTGATTTTTCCGGCTGTTGTTGTAACAAGGATAAGCGGTTGATCTCGTCCGATCGTACCATCTGCCATAATGTCATACAGCTGTCTGCCGTTCTTCCATTGATGAAGTTCGTCCATAAGGCAACAATGCACATTCAGACCGTCAAGCGTGTCCGAATCAGAGGCAAGCGGCTTAAACACTCCACAATTGTAATCTTCTGAACTCAATTCATTCAGCAGCGGTTTAATTCGTTTCAATAAAGTTTCACTCTTGCGAACCATTCGTTTCGCTTCCTGCCAAATGATTTTGGCTTGGTCACGCTTTGTAGCAACTGCATACACTTCGGGACCGGGTTCACCGTCACCGATAAGCATATACAAGCCAACCGCAGAGGCAAGCAACGACTTACCGTTCTTTTTTCCGATAATTAGCACAGATAGGTTGTATTGCCGGATGCCGTCATCGTCCACAAAACCAAAAGTCGCCGCAAGCCACGCTTTTTCCCATAATTCAAGCCTTACAAGCTGACCGCCCATTTTGCCTTTACTATGTCGGCAATAGTTTTCAACAAATTCAATGATGTGATTTCCTCGCTTAGCTTCGTAATGATAGCCGTCTGTCGGATTAATCACCTTATCGCTTAAATGTTTGTACCACTTGCGTATTTTGTCGCAAACAGTAACCTTGCCGTTCTTTATCTGCTCGTAATATTCAAGTATCGGATTATAGCTTAATGGATAGCGTTTCAAAGCTTGTCACGCCCCTCGACAAAATCGTCAAAGCCGTCTGTTGTCGCAGTCTTTGCCTCGGTCATTTTCGGAAGCATATCGTTGAGTTGTTTAATGTATTTGAGATAGTTGCCGAGCATTGTGTTATACAAATCTGCCTCAGGTCTTTTGCGTGAGTACGGCTCTTGTGTTTCCGACTGTGAGAATAGTTCAGTCAAGCCATAAATCGCAATGTCTTGTTGCAGTTCTTTCAGTCTGATTCGAGTGAACGCCGCATTCTCAATCAAGCCAACAGCGAGGTCTTTTCTTTTAACCTCTATGTCCTTGTAGATTTCCGTTAATCGCTTTATCTCTCGTTTAATCGCTCTTTGTTCTCTCTGTTCGTCAGTCATTTTACAAGTCACCGTCCTTTCACACAAGATTTTAGGGGGAGGGGGGCTATATGTAAGGCGCGCAAAAAATCTAACTGCCCCCCTCGGTCCCTCAATTACCGGTTTCCGTTTTTTCAACGGGGGGGATAATCGGTCGGAGCATTCCGCTATCGTCGAAAAAATATTTTTTCGGTTCGCAACCTATCCCGTGTCCCGGTAAATCATCGTGACATTTTTTGCACACAAATAATAAATTGTCGTGATTGAGAGTAACATCAGGATTGTTTATGTTGCTCTCGTTAATCATGATTTTATGGTGTACGATAAAGCCGTGTCGCTCTTTACATAGCTGACACAATCCGCCGTCAACAAGCATTCGTTCAGCAATAAAGCTCTGTCGGCAATCCTGCCAACGCTTTGATTTGTAGAAACTCTTAGCAAACGCTTTAGCCATATATGCACCGCCAAATAATAATGGACTTACAATACAGATAGTCCTTCTGCATCATAAGTCCATTGTATAATTTTTTGCTGTTATTTTTAGGTACAATTTTATTATTGTAAGCTACTGTTTGTCTGCTTTAACCAGCCCTAATAAATAATCAGATGTTACGCCTAAAGCAATAGCTAATTTGCGAATAGTCATTGCTGTCGGCGACATCTCAGCAGTCAAATATTTGCATATCTGACTACGTTGTATTCCTGACATTCTCGACAGTTTTGTTGCACCTATGTTCCTTGATGTCATAGCCTTTTCAAGCTGTCTTGAAAATGTTAAATCTGTTCTGTGTGACTTATCCATTAATCAAGCCACCCTTTACCGGATTCATACCTTCGTGCAATCGCCGGCAATGCGCTGTAACAGTCATAGCAAATCTCTAATCTTACAAACCTCACCTTGTGTCCCTCGTTAGCCTTTGCCCAAAGTTTTACTCTAAAATCTCTTTTTCCTAACGCTTTTTTACAAGCGTCGCAATGATGTACTTTCATTTTTTGTTATCTCCTTTCAGTCTCCCTGTTAATCTCCTTAATCTCTTTAGCTGTCAATCCGCATCACGCTCCTCCTCGTCAAGCATACCAAGTTCCTGCGCCAACGCAACAACAGCGGTTACAATCAAATGCAAATCCTTACCTTTGATGTTACACATATTAAAGCAAACATCGCCCTCATCGTTATCAAGTTTACCAAAATCAATAACAAGTCCCTTTGTAATCGTCTTGCTTTCATTGTTATCGTAATTAACGGTGATATTTTTAATATCTTTCATTTTCTTCACCTCCTACAAGCTCGGGATTATCGTAGATATTGCCGATTACTTCAATTTGTTTCAAATCTTGATAATATCCAAACG